TCGGCAAAACCTACCAAGCCCGCACGCTGGACGCCAAGACCACCCTGTTCGTTGACCTTGAGGCCGGTACGCTGGCGCTTGGCAAAGACTGGAAGGGGGATGTGCTGGACATCCGGGCAACGTCTAACGACATGGCAGCGCACCCGTGGGAGTTGGCAAAGGCCATCGCCCTCTGGCTTGGCGGGCCTGACCCAGCTGACGCCAACGGCAGCTACAGTGCAGCTGCCTACAAGCAGGTGTGCGAAGCCTTCGGCTCACCGGACAACCACAAACAGTACGAGACGCTGTTCGTGGACTCTATCACCGTCGCAAGCCGGATGTGTTTTGCATGGTGCCAGACGCAGCCAGACGCCTTCAGCGAGAAGACCGGTAAACCCGACATCCGCGGCGCCTACGGGCTTCTTGGACGCGAGATGATTCGGTGGGTGACACAACTCCAGCACTGCCACAAGAACGTAGTGCTGGTGGGCATTTTGGAGCAGCAGGAGGATGAGCTCAAACGCAAGTACTGGGACGTTCAAATCGAGGGCTCGAAGACGGGCCGCGAGTTGCCCGGTATCTTTGACCTCGTTCTGACGCTTCAGAACTTCGAGGCTGAGGACAAGTCGCAGTACCGCGCCTTCGTCTGTCACCAGCAAAACCCGTGGGGCTACCCCGCAAAAGACCGCTCAGGCACGCTTGAGCTTCAGGAACCCGCTGACCTTGGTAAGGTGCTCGCCAAGATCCGCGCAGGCAAACGTATCGACACCACTCAGAAAAACTAACCAAAATCGAAAATCATGTTCAACGCACAAAGCACAAACGTCGGCTCAACAGAGATGGAACTCATCCCGAAAGGGACAGTGGCACAGGCAATCCTTGTCGTTAAGGAGCGCAAGAACAGTCAGTCCACCGGTGGGGATTACGTCTCCATTGAGCTCGCCATCCAAGGTGGCCAGTACAACAACCGGCGCGTGTTCGGGATGCTCTGCAATCCCTTCGACGCCAACAACAGTGAGGTATGGCGCCAGATGGGCATCGGCGCCATTACTCGCATCCTTGAGAGCAAGGGTGTCTTCAACCCAGAGCACCCAGAGTCGTACGAGCAGTTCAATGATGGCGAGTTTGCCAACATCATGGATGCGATTAACGGCGCTGGCGTCGTCATCAAGGTCGGCATCGACAAGGGCAAAGACGGACGGGCAGACCGCAACAGCATCGCGGACTGGGGCTCGCCGAATCCAGCAAGCAACGGGCACAAGCTGTGGGCGCAGGCAACCGAAGGCAGCGCACCAGCACCTGCACCGGTGCCAGCAGCGAAGGCAGCGGCTCCGGCAGCTGCGGCAGCTGGCAAGAAACCTGCTTGGTTGAAGTAGCACAGTAGTTTGTTTGGGGATTGCAGGGGGCGGGGCAATAATGGTTGTCTCGCCCCCATTTCTTGAGGTAAACATTACGGCAAATCCAAGCCGTATGGTGTGCAGGGAGACCCTGCAACAGCGCTTTCATTTTGGCGCAGTGAAACAAAGGCACTTATGATTTTACGTCCACGGCAGGCGCAGTTTGTTGACGCCTGCATCGCCGCACTGAACGAGTGCGGTAACACTCTAGGTATTGCGCCAACTGGCGCAGGCAAAACAGTCATGGGCAGCGCAATCCTTGCGCCGTTCGTGAAACGCGGACCGGTTCTCGTCATCCAACACCGCGACGAACTGGTGAAGCAAAACAAGGACACCTTCAAGCGGTACTGCCCTTCGGAGAAGACCGACGTGTACACTGCCGAGCGTAAAGCTTGGTCGGATGGCGCGACCTTCGCAATGGTTCAAACGCTGTGCAGGCCATCTAACTTGGCAACCATGCCGGGCGACATGACTGGGCTGTTCATCGACGAATGTCATCACGTGGCGGCTGACACTTATATGCGGATCGTGGACACGTTCCGCGAACGCTCACCGAAGGGCGTCGTGTTGGGGCTTACCGCGACCCCAGAGCGCGGAGACAAGCAGGCGCTCACGTCAGTGTTCAACAACGTGGCCGACAAGATCGGCGTTGGCGAACTCATCGCCTCTGGGAATCTGGTTCCGCCCAAAGCGTATCGGATGGATATCGGGCTCAACGACCAGCTCCAAAGCGTCAGCAAGACCGGTGCAGAGTTCGACATGGGGCAAGTCGAGGCCATCATGGACAAGCGTGCCGTCCACTCTGAAATCATCCGGCACTGGAAGGAGAAGGCGCAAGATCGCGCAACCGTCGTGTTCTGCTCGACCATCGAACACGCGCAGCATTTGGCGGAGGCTTTCCGCGAAGAGGGCGTCACTGCCGAGGCCGTCCACTCGGAGATGTCGGACGATGACAATGCGACTATCCTGCGCCGCTTCGACCAAGGCCGCATCAAAGTGCTCCTGAACGTGATGAAGCTCACGGAGGGCTGGGACTGTCAGCGTGTCGGGTGCGTTGTGTTGGTGCGTCCGTGTTCGCAGAAGTCAACAATGATTCAGATGATTGGACGCGGACTTCGTCCGTGCATCGATGCCAAGCGGTATCCCGGCGTCATCAAGTCAGACTGCATCGTCTTGGACTTTGGCGCATCGCTCATGACGCACGGAGACATCGACGCTGGAGACCGGCTCTTCGTCCGCAAGAGCGAGACCGGTGAGGCGCCAGCAAAGAAGTGCCCAGAGTGCGGCATCCAAGTGCCCGCGGCAACGATGGCTTGCCCGGTGTGCGGATACATCTTCCCAGTTAAAAGCAACTCAGTTGAGGCCATCGAGTCGTTTGAGATGTCGGAGATGCAAATCATATCGCTCTCGCCATTCCGGTGGGAGTCGCTCTTTAACGACGCGGTGCGCATGGCAAATGGACTCACCGCGTGGGCTGGCGTCATCAAGCTGGGGGAAGTCTTCAGCGCCATCGGCGCCCCTAACGGCGGGCCTGTCACTGTCATCACCCGAACCAACTCCAAGGAGCTTGCTTTGGCTCAGGCGGACGATTACCTGCGCTCCAACGGAGACCGAGCAAACTCGCGCAAGACCAAGAGTTGGATCAAGCTGCCGCCTACCGACGCGCAGCTAAAGCACATGGCGGACGTTCCCATGTTTGGGATGTCTCGTTACCGTGCGAGTTGCCTGCTGACATGGCGTTTCAACGAGTCCCGAATAAAAAAAGCAATTCTTGGCTAAAGAACATGGAAAACCAACCGAAAGAGACAGTATGCACTCAAAACTGTGGCGCGAAATCATCCAACCCGTCCTCGACCAGCGCCGTCGAGCCGCAGCACTACAAGCAGCACCCATCTGGCACCGAGTGCATCCAGGTCGCAGAGCACTTCAACTTCAACTTGGGGAACGTGGTCAAATATGTGTGGCGAGCTGGACTCAAGTACGAGACGCAGCGCGAGGACTTGGAGAAGGCAGCATGGTATCTTCGGCGGGAGATTGCCCGCATCAGCACAACAACAACAACAAAATGAACCAGAGACTAGAACAAGAAGCCACTGAGCTTCTGGCACTGACGGAGACGCTGCTTCGGTCACACCCAAACCGGCGTGCGTTTGAGGCAACATTCAAACGCATCGAGGCAGAAATCATGCGCCTCAGAAAGGAGTCCAAATGAGCGGGCTGCCAAGTTGGTACGATGGCTGGTTGCAAGATGCGCCAGAGCCGGTCGAGAAGGAGTGCGAGTGCGGTGCGCTCATGGATTGGGTGGACGACCATGACGACTGTGGTCCGTGCGGACGCTGGGTGTGCGTTGAGTGTGAGCGTGAGAAGGAGGTGCAGGGATGAGTAAACAGCTTAAAGAATGTCCGTTTTGTGGATCTACAGATTCCCGAATACACAATCACGTTGTGACAAATCAATTCACTATAGTTGGGCTGCAATGGTTTGTGCAGTGCATCGGCTGTGATGTTGAGGGGCCAAGTGCGGACTCAAAAGAGTTTGCCATTGAGGCATGGAATAAAGGCACGCCAAGATACCACCGAGTCTTCAAGCTAGAGGATGCTCTCAGGCGCATTCGAGACTGCGACTTTGAATACACTGGCAACTGGGAAGAGGGAATGCGGGCAATAGCAAGGGAGGCACTAGACGGATGCCGCTGTGAGGAGGTGGCGGAATGAGCTCGCAGGAAATCAACGAAGCCATCGCTAAGGCGTGCGGCAGGCAGAGAAACCCAGACGGTGGTTGGTATCCCGACAACGGCTTGCGAGTTGGCACGCAAGCCATCCCAGACTATTGCGGCGACCTCAACGCGATGCATGAGGCCGAGAATGTGCTGGATGAGACGCAGGCTGAGGATTACGAGGAACTGCTTAGGGGTTATGGGTTCCATGCTACAGCCCGTGAACGAGCAGAGGCGTTTCTGCGGACGCTTAAAGCAGCAGAGGTTCGCGAGCGCA